GCATGAGCCGATCAAGAGCATGGCCGGGCTGCTGCTGCCCCTCGGCTGGCTGGCCAGCGATCCTACGCCTACGTTGCTCGTGCCATGAGCAAGGCGCAAGACAATGAGCTGCTGAAGCAAGCGGTGGAGCGTAGCAGCTGGGACCCAGCTTATTTCTGCCGCTTCTTTCTCAGTCACTGGTTCCCAAGCCAGATGCCGCCGTTCCACCTGGGCTTGTTGGCGCTGATTACGCGCAAGGTGCAGTTTCTGACGGAGTACGAGTACGCGCACGATTTCTTGCTCAGCTACTTCGTTTATCAAAATCCTGAGAAGGACCCGCTGACGGGCCATCAGCTGCCGCCGATCAATGCGTTTGTCAAAGCGGCTGACGGGCGCATTGCGCTGGTTGCAGGAGACCATAACAACATCATTGTACCCAGGGGCTTCTCGAAGACCACGCTGCTTAATGCTGCAAACCTGTACGAGGTCATAACTGATGGCACGATCTTCTGCGTCTATATCTCCAAGTCTAGCCCTCATAGCGAGACGCAGCTCGGAAACATTCGTATGCAGCTTGAAGGGAACCAGCTTCTTCGCGCAGCTTACGGGAATGTTGTACCTACTCGCAGCGATGTCGAGAAGTGGCAAAGCGACCAGCTGCAGCTGAAGAACGGGGCTATTCTTGTGGCTCGAGGACGGGGTGGGCAGGTCCGAGGCCTTAACTTCGATGCCAGACGACCGAACCGCATAATCCTGGATGATGTGGAGGATGACGATACGGCTGACTCGCCCACCGAACGCACGAAGACCGAGAACTGGTTCTACAGTGCTGTGGAAAAAGCGGGCCAGGATATGGATGGGGCGATTGGCGAGGAATGGGCGCAGCAGCCCCTGCAGATCACCAACCTTGGCACGCTCTTGGGTGTCGAGTGCCTGATGATGACGCTGAACAAGGACCCAAAATTTAACACTGTGAAGTTTGGCGCGAAGCTCAATCTGCTGGACGAGGATGACCAGCAGATGCTCTGGGCGTACAAGATGCCCTATGCCAAGTACAAGGCCAACCGCGAGCGCCATAGGAGCATCGGCAAGCTCAGCTTCTTCACTCGTGAGATCGACTCCTCCATCAGGGTGACTGACGATGCCATCTTCCCGTCGCAGTTCATCTACCAGCCTACTTCGCGGAGCGATCTTGTCCACGTCGCGCAGGCGCTCGACCCTGCAATCAGCGCTAAAGCTGGAGCGGACCATGCCACCATCGTTGTCGCAGGTCGCCGAGCAACTGACGGCGCTATCTGGTTCCTCGACGAGTGGGGAGGAGTAGGCAAGACGCCTAGAGACAAAATAGATGCTTTCTTTGACATGCACAGGAAATGGCAGACCACGCATAATGGCATTGAAGCTGTGGCGTACCAAGCATCGCTGATCTTCCTGATGAAGGAGGAAATGGGGCGCAAGGGTTACTTCTTCCCGATCACTGCCATTACGCAGGGAACGGATACCAAGAAGGAGGTGCGCATTGTCGGCATGCTTAGCCCGCGTTACCAGGCTGGCGTCATCAGGCATCTGCGGCCGCTACCGGGGCTCGAGGGCAACTTAGCCGACTGGCCAAACGGCAAGAAGGATTATCCTGACGCCGCAGCTATGGCCCTGACGCTTCTTGGTGAGACGCAGATGCTGAGCATTCCCGAGGAGCGGCGAGACCTTGGGGACTACGCCCCGGTTGCGGCGGCATTGCCTGACTCGTACCAAATGGTAGGGAACTACATTGTGGGAGGGGCTGCGTCTCCTCTGGCCTCTGGCAGATATGGATAACAGGCTGATGGCATTTAATCCGTTTGAGGGTGGCGACCTGAGCGCAATGGCACCTAGCGGGCCGTCCGTGGGGGCCGGTGGGGCGATGGGGACGATGGCGGGGCCGGTCCCTACTCCCGGCCTAGGATCGCCCGCCACGGTGCCCACTACCCCCCTTCCCGGTGCCCTATCCGACATGTTCGGCGGGTCCGAACCGCCCAAGCCGCCGACCCCCGCGATCGACCGTCTCAAGCCCGGCTCTGACCTGCATAACACCGTGCGAGGCAAGCTGGACGCCATGCTGCGCTTCAGCAAGGGGAAGATGAGCAACCACTATAACAGGTGGAACCTCAACGAGCAGAAGGTGCAGGCCTACACGTATCTGAACGACTACGAGGCAGTGGTCAACAACTTGCAGCAGAAGGGGGCCAGCCCGCCTGAGCCCTTCAAGGTCATCGTGCCGTACAGCTATGCCACCTTGCATGCAGCTGCCACCTTCATCGCAACCGTGCTCTTGGGCCGCAAGCCCATCTTTCCGCTGCTGGCAACGCGGGGCACTCAGGCAGATGCCAGCCGCTATATGGAGACTGCGATCCAGAGCCAGCTGGACGCAAGCCGCGCATATGAGACGCTGTGGCAAGGCATCTGGGACAGCCTCAACTACGGGTTTGGTCCAGCGCGGATTACCTGGGAGGAGCGTACTGGACAAGCCATTCGCTGGACTGGCGGACGCCGGGAGCTGATGACCTCGACGACCTTCGCAGGCAACGTGGTCTCGGCGGTCGATCCGTACAGCTTCTTCCCTGACCCGCGCGTGCCGATCCACCAGTGCAACGTGCGCGGCGACTTCATGTTCAGCGAGATGTCGATCAGCGAAACGGTGCTGAAGGACATGGCGCGCGGCAATCAGCTGAGCTGGGTCGAAGAGGGCATCAAGTGGGTCAAGAGCGGCCAACGCAATCAGGTTGTTGGCGACAGCAACAGGCGTGTGCGGATCGGTCAAGGCGTCAGCATCGAGAACAAGCCTGTCAACGTCACAGGTTTTCACTTGCTTGCGGAAGGCACCGTTCGGCTGGTGCCCAAGGAATGGGGCTTGGGCAGCGAAGAGGATAGCGCGCTGTGGAAGTTCAGCTGGTTTGAAGGCGGGCAGATCATGCAGGCTGAACCGCTTGGCATGATCCACAATCAGCATCCGTACATTGCGCCTGAGCCTACGACCTTCGGGCACGACTTTATGTCGCTGAGCATGAGCGACATGATCGGCAACTTCCAGGACATCCTCAGCTGGCTTGTTAGCTCGCGCATGGAAAACGTGCGCAGCAGCATACAGAACAGCTTTGCTGTGGACCCTGCGAGGATTGACGTGGGCGACATCAGAAGCAGTGCGATCGGCCGCATCATTCGGCTGAAGCAGACGGCTATGGGCATGCCGGTCAAAGATGCGATCATGCAGCTTATGGTGCAGGACGTGACCATGGGGCATCTGAGTGACATGCAGAACATGCGCGTACTGGCGGATACGATCACAGGTGTTAACGACAACATGCGCGGCATCCAGACGGCTGGTGGGCGCAGGTCGGCGACGGAGGCCCGTATTGCTATGCAGAATGGTGGCGGACGGCTGAGTCAGCATGCTGTGCGCATCAGCGCTCAGGGGTATCATCCCATGGTCGAGCAGATGATCAGCAACACGCAGCAGTTCATGCCTGATGAGATGTGGGCGGAAGTGAGCGGTGATGAGAAGCAGCAAAGTCAACTGCTGACGCCGGACATGCTCTGCGGCAGCTTCAACTATCAAGTCAGCGATGGCACGCTGCCGTTCGACAAGATGGCGCTGGTCGAGGTCTGGAAAGAGATCATGATGGGCGTAGCGCAGGACCCTGAGCTGCGCCAACAGTTCGACATCGGTAAAATCTTCGGGGAGACTGCGGTGTTGGGCGGAGCAAAGAACATTGATGCGTTCCGCAAGCAACAGCAGCCGCCAATGCAAGCAGGTGCGATGGCCGATCCCAGCCAGGACCCGAACCTTGTGCCGATCGGACCTGCCGCACCCGCAGGGCCTCTGATGCTTGGAAGCAGCTTCAGCGGCTAGACAACAGCTATGTGTTACATTCCGTTCAACGAAATGTGGTACATTCTCAAATAGGAGCACCTCATGACAGACTATTCAAGCGCGCAAGCCTGGCTAGAGAGCCAGCCGCCAAAAGCTGAGCTGGACGATGTAGAGCGCGTGGAGCTGTTGAAGCTCCTTGGACACCCAGGCATGGGTGCGCTGCTTAGCCTCATGCTCGGTTCACGGCAGGCAATCTTTGTGTCGCTCTCCAACACGCCGCTTAACTCGCCAAGCGCAGTGGCCCAGGCGTCCGTGTTACAAGGACGCGCGCAAGGCATTGATCTCTTGCGGGATACGCTGTTAGAACAGAGCCACGTTGCGCAAGCAGCGGAAGGAGCAAAGGATAACTCGAATGGTTGATTTCTCGCCGGAAACTATCGCAGAT